CTTCAAAAAATCTCCGGGGGAGTATTTCTAAAATGGGGTACTACTCCTGAAAAATTTTAGCAAACTTCGCTTAACCCAACCCAAAGGAGTTGAAAGTCTATGAAGACTAGTCGAAAAGTTGCTAAGGAACCTGAGTTTCAGGCTCCGCCAGCATTAACTCCGGCGGGGCGAGAGGCCCGGATGGTTGCATATGCAATGGATTTGGCTGAAGAACAGCTGAGAAATGGCACCGCATCATCACAGGTCATTACTCACTTCCTTAAGTTAGGTACTGAACAAGCGAAATTGGAGCTAGAGAGGCTCCGTAATGACAATGCACTAATCCAAGCGAAAGCAGATCAAATCAAATCACAGAAAGAAAACAAGGAACTGTACGCAGAAGCCCTCAAAGCGATGTCGAGATACAGACCGAACAATAGCGATGAAGACTAGATGCTATTCAGATTTACGTTTACTTACTACATTTGAAGAAAGATTTGAATATCTTAAGCTTGGTGGTGAAGTTGGTAAAGACACATTCGGATTTGACCGATGGATTAACCAACGATTCTATAAATCCCCAGAGTGGAAGAAAGTTAGACGTGACATAATTATCCGTGACGAAGGAAGAGACCTTGGAGTTGAAGGTTATGAACTTCAAAATGGAATTTATGTTCACCATATGAATCCAATGGTTCCTAAAGACATTGTTGATGCATCAGAGTGGATACTCAATCCTGAATATTTGATTTGTGTTTCGTTTAACACGCATAATGCAATTCATTATGGAGATGCAAGTCTTCTTCCGAAGATTATTGAGCGAAAGCTTAATGATACATGTCCGTGGAAAAACTAATTTAATAGGAAGGAGGATACGCTAATGGATTCCTCGAGTATTCTTGACAGTGTTAAGAAATTGTTAGGCGTTGCTGAACATGACGACGGATTTGATTATGAGATTAAAGATCTTATTAACGCTGAATTTCTTTCTTTACATCAGTTAGGTATTGGTCCTAAGGCGGGATTCTCCATTGCAGGCCCGGACAATAAATGGGATGAGTATACTGATAATCTCCATCTGCTTGACGCGGTTAGACAGTTTATTTATCTAAGAGTCCGACTAGTGTTTGATCCTCCAGCATCTTCAACAGTTGCTGATGCGATCAATAATCGAATTTCTGAATTAGAATTTAGACTCAATATTCAAGCCGAAGGAGATGCAGATGAATCATGAGCATGACGTATTATGCTGTTACTGATGATCCTAATGAGCTTGCTCACTTCGGTATTTTAGGCATGAAGTGGGGTGTCCGTAGAACGGATGCTCAATTAGGTCATCCTCGACATTCTGGTTCAAGACGGCCAAGAAGTGCTGCCTATAAGAAAGCAAGTGCTAAACTTAGCAGATCTATGCAGAATGGCATTGATAAAGTTAAGACAAGATGGAAGGAATACAATTCACCAAAAGCTAAAGAAGCTCGCTTTATGAAGAAGGCTATGGAAAAAGCTAGAACTGGTACTTTAAAGTATGGAAAGCTTACTGATGATCAGGTTCGTAGAATAACTGAAAGACTTGCTTTAGAGCGTAATGCTCGCCAGTTGGGCAGCACTGAGAATCCTAGATATTCCAAGCGTTTAAAGATGGCAATTGGTGAAGGAATTATTCGTGGTATCGGTATGGGTACAGCTTCATATATTGACCAAAGGTTTAAAGGACGCGGTGAAACAACTGCGAAAATTAAGGCGGATAAGCGGATGGCCAAATATGAAGCAAGTAGAGCCGGTAGAAGAGCAGCAAAGCGTAAAGCAAAGAATGAAATAAATGAAGAATTCTATAAGGTTGCCTATGAAGAGGGAGATTCTTCTATAAGTAGTCTAGGAGCTCGGAATCGTGCTAAATATATTTCTGAAGTTAATAAAAGGAACAGAGATAGGGAACGAGCTGAAAATATTAAGAATGTTTATGATCAGCAAGAGGCTCGTACAAGAGCTATTGCTGATAGTAAAAATAAAGATGATTTACAAAAAGCAGTATACACACAAGTTGGAAAAGGAGAAAGAAAGCTCGGATCAGGTTCTGCTTTATCAAGATTAAACGCATATAATGAATCTCGAGAAGCAATTAATAGACATGGAAACGATTATCTTGATTCTTATGAAACCGCTATTGCTTTGAAAAAACGTAGGAATAATAGGGATAGACATAGATCATACGAATCAAATGCCGAAAGAGCATATGCTACAGCTCAAGTAATGCAAGAATATGCAAGAGCTCAGAGGCAAAGAGCTCAAGAAACTGCTATTAGAGAAAATGCTGCAAGACAAAAAGAAGCAGTAAGACAAGCACGAATTGAAGAAACAAAAAATAGGCGTAAACGTGGAGGAAAGGCATAATTGCGCCTCTCTAATACAGCCACGCCAAAATATTATGGTCAATTTCGTGAAGCAGTAAGACGAGGAGAGATTCCGGTTTGTCAAGAGATTTCAATGGAGATGAACCGAATTGATGCATTGATTGCTAATCCTGGTGTTTACTATGATCCTCAGCCGGTTGAAGGATTCATTGCGTTTTGTGAAGGTGAATTAACATTAACAGACGGAAGCGATTTAAAGCTGTTAGATTCCTTCAAACTTTGGGCAGAGCAGGTGTTTGGATGGTATTACTATGTTAAACGTAGTGTTCCTACTAAAGGACCAGATGGTATATCTGTTCATTATGAGCAGAGGACTATTAAGAAACGATTGACCACAAAACAATTCTTGATTGTTGGTCGAGGGGCCGCGAAGTCTGTATATGCCAGTTGTATTCAGAATTATTTTCTGAACATTGATCCCTCTACAACTGACCAAATTGTTACAGCACCAACTATCAGGCAAGCTGAAGAAACTCTGGCACCAATACGAACTTCTATTACTAGAGCTCGTGGGCCATTGTTTAAATTTCTTACAGAAGGATCGCTGCAGAATACGACAGGTTCTAAAGCAGATCGTTGTAAGTTAGCTTCCACAAAGATGGGTATCCAGAATTTTATTACTGGGTCTATTGTGGAAACTCGTCCAATGTCTATCGACAAACTTCAGGGCCTTCGCTGTAAAGTTGCTACCCTTGACGAATGGCTGTCCGGTGATATCCGTGAAGACGTTATTGGTGCAATCGAGCAAGGTGCTTCCAAACTGGATGATTATCTGATCGTCTGCACCAGTTCTGAAGGCGTTGTCCGGAACTCTATCGGAGATACCATAAAGATGGAACTGATGAGCATCCTGAAGGGCGAGTATAATAACCCGCATGTATCTATCTGGTACTATAAGCTAGATGATGTTAAAGAAGTTGGCAATCCGAGTATGTGGGTAAAAGCCAATCCGAATCTTGGCAAAACTGTCACTTATGAAGCATACCAGCTTGATGTCGAAAGAGCAGAGAAAGCGCCGTCGACTAAGAACGATACGCTGGCTAAAAGATTCGGTATACCATGTGAGGGTTATACGTATTTCTTTACATATAAAGAAACCCTCCCTCATCGCAAAAGAGATTTTTGGAATATGCGCTGTTCAATGGGAGTCGACCTGTCTCGAGGTGACGACTTCTGCGCTTTTACATTTCTGTTCCCTATAGGCGATGGGTCATTTGGTGCTAAGACGAGATGTTATATTACCTCGTCTACGTTTGCAAACCTGCCTTTGGCAATGCGGCAGAAGTATGAAGAGTTCATTAAAGAAGGAACTCTAGTAATTATGGATGGAACGATGTTAGACATCCTTGAAGTATATGAAGAGCTGCAAACGTTTATTGATAATTCTCGATATCAAGTGGAGTCGGTTGGATACGACCCATATTATGCGAAAGATTTTATCGAGAAATGGGAACAGAATAATGGGCCGTTCGGCATTGTCAAGGTTCCGCAAGGAGCGAGAACCGAGTCCGTACCATTGGGCGAAATTAAGAAGCTGGCAGAAGATCGCATGCTAATTTTTGACCAGCAAATGATGTCATTCACCATGGGTAATTGTATAACCCTGGAAGATACGAACGGCAACCGAAAGTTATATAAGAAGCGACACGAGCAAAAGATCGACTCGGTTGCGGCATTAATGGACGCTTTAGTCGCTTATAAGTTATATCGAGATGCATTTGAATGACATGGAGGAATAATTATGTATAGTAACGATTATATGTATGCTGTTGAGCGTGATCCTAATAGTCTTGCGCATTATGGCATTCGTGGTATGAAATGGGGCGTTCGTAAGGCTATTGAAAGTGGAAATTCAGCTCGTCTTAGTCGTCAGTATGCTAAA